AGCTGTAGCATCTACAGACCCCGGTGCATAATGTTCAGCATCTATAGAATCAGCAGCATAGTGTTCTGAATCTACAGTATTATCTGCTATCTTAGCTCCTGTTATAGCATCTGCAGCAATCTTAGCTGTAGTTACGTTTAAGTCAGCAATATGAGCTGTATCTATAGATCCATCTACATAATGTTCTGAGTTAATTGAGTCATCTGCTATCTTAGTACCATCTACAATATCTGCTGCTAAGTGTACTCTATCAACGGAACCATCAGTATAATGTTCGGAATCAACAGCATTATCTGCTAGTTTTGTACTATTAATAGCATCAGCTGCTATCATAGCAGTTGCTACTGTTCCTGTGTCTCCAGTAGTTACTACCGTACCTGTTACGTTAGGTAGTGTGATTGTTCGATCTGCAGTAGGATCAGTTACTGTAAGTGTAGTTTCATGAGCATTATCTGTAGCACCTTCAAAAGAAAGTACAGCATCTTCACCTAGATGAACATCACCAGTAATAGTACCTCCAGTAGTCTGGAAACTTCTACCACCAGTTTCTTGTGTTACATATAAGTTCTGTGTAAAGTTATCATTTAAATCTTCTGATTTTATAGCTGATCCTGCATAAAAGGTGGCTGTCAGGTTGTCAACATTCGTTTGTCTAAGTATTTTGATTTTGGCTCCATTAGCTGGAGCAGTATTAAATTGTACCGTGGTAGCATTGGCAAATGTCCATGCAGTAGTCACGGTTGCGTCAACTTGAACTTC